TGGTTCAGCGTCGTCTGGTCCTCTGACGAATGAAACCATTTTCGAATCCATTTTCGAATCATATTTCTTAGCAAATTCGAACCATTTCAAATCACGACTTTTGTCCCAACTATGAAGCTATTCATGTATATAAAGACAGCAAACATCGGCTTCAGTCTTGTTCCAAAGAAGGCCGAGAATTATCTTTCCATTTCCATTTTGTGACCACTCTCGCTTTTCATCAATCTCAATATCTCTCACAGCCCAATCGACTTAATCAAATCCAAGATCGCTCATGGCAGTTTGCCTGAGTTACCCGAGTTCGAAAAGTTCCTGCGCGAGGCAGGCTTTTCAAAAACGCAGTCCACAGTCATCGCAAACCGTGGCCTGAAACACTTGCTGCAGAGTGAGTCTGCCAGCACCAGCGAAAAAGAAGCAAGCCTCGCGCCAGTAGTCGCGCAACTAAACAGTTTTTCCCTCTCAAATCTTTTATAAGGAAACATCATGGGTAACATTCCTCATGCGCGTCAATTAGAACGCAAAGCAGCCGGTGATCGTGCTGACGACCAATTAGAACTCAAGGCCATCCATGATGGCTTGGCCAAACGTGATGCAGAAATCAAGGCCTTCTGCGAAAAAGCAGCAGACGAAATCAAGGCGACGGGTAAAGTTAGCACTGAGACCGCTGCGTCAGTGAAAAAATTGTCTGAAGATGGTATCGCTATTTTGGCGCGTCTGGATGAAGTTGAACAAAAGTTGGCGCGTCGTGGCGGTGACCAAGACCAAGTGGTCAAATCCAATGGTCAGTTGTTCACAGAATCAGACGACTTCAAGGCATTGCAAGCGAAAGGTCGCGGCATTGCGCGTATTGCGTTAAAGGCTGTAACTAACATCACGAGTGCGACAAGTGGCACTGGTGGCGTTGGTGCTGCGATCCGTCCAGATCGTTTGGAAGGTGTTGTAACGCCCAATCTGCGTACGTTCACTGTTCGTGACTTGCTTATGCCAGGTCGCACAGGATCGAATGCGATTGAATATGTGCGTGAGTCTGGCTTTCAAAACATGGCAAACGCCGTGGCTGAAGGTGGAACACGTTCAAAATCCGACTTGTCATTCGAGTTAAAAAACACGCCAATACGCACAGTCGGTCACTACGTTCTAGCTTCGAAGCAAGTGTTGGATGACGTCCCAATGCTGCAAAGTTATATCGATGGTCGCATGCGTTATGGCCTCGCATACAAAGAAGAGCTTGATATCTTGGGTGGCGATGGAGTAGGGCAAACTCTGTTGGGTATCATTCCTCAATCGACGCCTTTTAACAATGCGTTGCGCAAAGCAGGTGATACCAAGATCGATACCTTGCGCCGTGCAATCTTGCAATGTCGCATTGCAGAGTTTAAGCCAAACGCGATTTTGCTCAATCCAACGGATTGGGCTGATATTGAATTGCAAAAAGACTCTACAGGGCAGTACATCTGGGTAAATGTTGGCACTGGCTCAGAGCCTCGTATGTGGCGTGTTCCGGTTATCGATACTAATGCTTTAGCAGGCGATCACTTCTTGGTTGGCGCGTTTGATATGGGTGCGCAAATCTTTGATCGTGAAGATGCCAACGTGGAAGTATCGACCGAAGACGGTGATAACTTCAAAAATGGCATGGTCACCATCTTGGCGCAAGAGCGATTGGCACTCGCTGTCATCCGTCCTGAATCGTTCATCTATGGCGCATTCACGGCACCCTAATTGAAACGGTTTGAAAATAGTCTGTAAGCAGTTTATAACCACCTTACTATGAGAATGGGCAGAGCAATCTGCCCATTTTTTTATCATGAAAAAAGTAAAAATTCTCAAGCCATTTCAAAGTAGCGGGATTTGGTTTGCTATCGGTCAAATTGTTGAAGTCGAAGATCTACGTGCGCGAGATCTGGCAGAGTCAGGTTTAGCGGAAGAAGCAAAAGACGCGATTCAAACGAAGCCAAGTTTGGCAACGCAAGGAAAAAAGCGTCAACCGGCTGAAACAAAGAAAGGCAAGCCGCCTGCCGTCAATGCCCTGAATGTCGAAGGTAATCAAGGCGATCAAGGTAGTCAAGGCGATCAAGGTGATCAAGGCGACCAAGGCGATCAAGGCGATCAAGGCGATCAAGGCGATCAAGGCGATCAAGGCGATCAAGGCGATCAAGGCGATCAAGGCGATCAATCTAACGAAACCAACGATCAAGGCTGAACACCATGCTGGTCACACCTGAACTCGCCATCGCGCATTGCAATGCCGATGAAGCCGATGCACAGCTGATCGCGTTCTACCTCGAAGCAGCGGAGCAAGAAGCTAGCGACTTTATCAATCGCAAAATCTATGCAACGCAAGAAGAGCTAGATGCAGCAGTCGATGCAGACACAGCAGGGTCAGCGCCAATGGTCGTCACATCGGCAATCAAAAACGCGATCCTGCTAATCGTCGGTCATCGCTTTGCCAATCGTGAGGACGTTGTGATCGGCACGATCTCATCGCCACTGCCTAATGGCTCACGGTCACTCTTGCAGCACTATCGTTTTGGCATGGGGGCATAAATGATCCGCGCAGGCAGAATGAATCGCACCATCATCATCGAAGCGCTAAGCCAGTCCAAAGACTCGCGGGGTGGCCTAGTTGATACCTGGCTGCCAGTGCCCTTTGGTACTGCGACCGATGGCAAAGTTCGTGCCGCTGTCGTGCACCTGTCTGGCAAGGAAAAGCGACTACAAAGAAAAGACGGAACGATGACGGAAGCCGTCAGCGAGTTCACGATTCGATATAAGAGCGTGCTCAATAACACCATGCGCATCGTGTACGACGGCAAGTTTTACAACATCAAACATATCAATGATTTGATTGGCGCACACCGCATTCAAATCATTACCTGCGACACAGGACTAAACGATGGCCGCTGAAAAAATCATAGGGTTAGAAGATCTGCGCAAAGGCTTTCAGTCCGTGTCAAAAGACATGGCGCTGCGCACGTCACGCGCAATGGTCGTCGCAGCTGGTGGTGTCTTGAAGAAAGAAGCAAAGACGCTAGCACAGCGACAAGGCTTGCGTAAGACAGGTGCTCTCATCAATAACATCGCGATCAAGCGTGAGAAGACACCAGAGGGGATCGCGCAGTACAACCTCGGTGTCCGTCATGGCCGCGATCTGGGACGCAAAGCTAAGAAAGTGCTGACGATCAAAGGAAATGGGCGAGTGAGCACCAAATACGCAGATGATCCGTTCTACTGGTCTTTCCTGGAGTTCGGTCGCAACATCTATCGGGGCTCAACGACCGCACGCAATATGAACAGTAAACGCAAGCGTATGCGCACAACCAAGAATGCTGTAGGGCGAGTGAAAGCGACACCATTTATCGCACCATCACTTGAAAACAAACGCGCAGAAGCAATCGAAGCGATGAAAAAGCGACTGCAAAAGACACTTGAGAAGATGAAGAAATGAATATCGATCAGCTTGTGACATCGGCACTATCTCCCGTGTTATCAAATTCATTCTCTGCCAATTTGCCGCTTAATCCAACGTGGCCGGCTATTTTTTTTACAGTAGAAACACAGCCTGAATCTGGTTGGGTTTTGGGTGGTGGTTATGAACAGCATACGGTGTCAGTGATCATTTTAGCGAAAACAAAAAATGAAATTGCCACACTGCTTGAGCAAGTCAAAGCAGCGATGAAACAAATTCCCGTCTATCTAATTGAAGGCGGAAGCGGCGATGCGGAGTATGAGGCTGATGCCAGTGTGTACGGTTATTACACAGAACACGTGATACGCATGCGCCAGTAGTGCAGACGTCTGCAAAACAAATTTTTCAATGCCCGCCTAGCGGGCTTTTTTTATGGGTGAAGCAAATGAAAACAAATAGTAAAGCAGGCACATCGCAATCCGATGTCACCAACGCTGGCGCATCCGATGCGCAAGCAGAAGCGCAGGCCAACACGCAGGCACAAGCCGTCGACGTGCTGGCGATTGATGAACACGCTGGCCAACCTGGCAGCTATGTATTTGATCCGGCAACGGGCAAACGCAGCAAAGTGGATTAACCCGCATTTTTTTTAAACGTTGAAAGAGGGAAACCTATGTCAAAACTTTATACGAGCATGCTAGTGCTTGCTGCGTTGCAGCCAGTGAGCGGTACAGCGGTCACGCTCGACAACACGAAAGCACTTTTGTGCGGTGGTATCGCGCCAAGTCCAGCAGTCACCACCAACGAAGATCGTAACAATGCGAAGGCGCATTTCGGCAACTCGGGAAGTGTCGTCACGTCTAAGCACTCCGAAGTTGATTTTGAAGTCGAGTTTGCGCCATCTGGGACAAAAGGCCTTGCTCCCAAATACGGTCACTTGCTTCGTGCTTGCGCGATGAGTGAAATCATCACAGTTGGCACCAGTGTCGTCTATGCACCGGTCACATCCAATACGACAGAGCAGCTGACTTTAGAAGTCTGGGTTGACGGTATTCGTCATCGCATGATTGATGCGAAAGGCACCGTCTCCTGCGAGATTAAATCAAAATCTCTCTGCAAGCTGAAGTTTAAGTTCACGGGTCTTTATGTAAAAGCAGCTGATGCTCCGATGCCGGTTGGTATTGACTATTCAGCGTTTATTGATCCGCTCCCGGTGAACTCTGACAATACCCCGACGTGGTCTTTGCATGGACAAACAGGGGCGCTTGACTCCATTAGTTTTGATTTGGCAAATCAAGTTGTTCATCGGAATTTGATTGGTATCGAAACTACCCAGATCACAGGCCGTGCACCTACAGGCAATGTCTTGTTAGAGATGGGCACAATCGCAGTCAAAGACTGGTTCGACGCAGTGATTAAGGCCGATCTCGGCGCGCTTTCAATTACACACGGCAAGACAGCTGGCAATATCATCGAGATCACAGCGCCCAAAGTGCAATTGTCTGATCCATCTTATTCCGACTCGGATGGCGCCCTCATGGTCGGCATGAAGGTGACATATAAGCCGAATCTCGGTAACGATGAATTGATCCTCACGTTCAAGTAGTTCGTTAATTCAGCAAAGCAAGTCAACCAAAAAGCCCACTAATCGGTGGGCTTTTTCTATTCAAATTCAAAACAATTTAAAGGAAGTAATCATGGCCTTTCGTCTCGCACAAAAACCCACATTCGTCGCACGCGTTGATGTTGAAACACCCAACAATAAAGGCGGCTTTGATAGCTCGCATTTTTTCGCTGAATTCAAACGCGTCAACATGGAAGAGCAGCAGCCGATGATAAAAGAAAAGCCTCTTGAATATTTGCCACGTGTGATTCTTGGTTTTACAGAGTTGATTGATGCCGACGGTAATCAAGTTGAGTTTAACGACGACAACCTACGCGCCTTGCTCTCTATACCAAATGCAGTCATTGCTCTCCGTAACACATTCTGGGATGCGATTAGCAAGGCCAAGGAAAAAAACTAGAGCAAGCCGCTCGCTATTGGGCAGGGGATCGAGCGGCACCCGCAATTAAACTAGATGACAGCGCCATCCAAAACCTCAAAGCGTCGGGCGCTCCTGCTGAAGTCATCGCAGCAGCACAAAAAAAAGCACAAAAGACAGACGATGTCTTCGAAGTATGGGAAGAAAACTGGGAATCATTTCTATTCTTTCTGGACGTGTCGAATCATTGGACTATCGTTGCAAAAGGTATATCAGAGAAGGAGTTTGTTGGGCTCAATTACACCTGTATTGAGTCCATCATTCGCACGTTTAAGCCAGTAAAAAAGAGTAAGCGGCAAGACCTCTATCGCGATCTGCGAATCATTGAGATAGCTGCTTTACCTGTATTAAATCGAACTAAAAAAGGTTGATCATGTCTGCATTAGGCTCATTGGTTGTGAAGCTGGCTTTGGAGTATGCCGAGTACACAAAGGGACTCGATAAATCCAGTCAAGAAGCGCTCAAGTTCGCGCAGGACACGCAAAAGCATTTCGACAAAGCCAATGCGGTGACGCATGAATTTTTTACTGGCGTTGTTAAAGGTGCTGCAACAGCCGCAGCAGCTTACATTGGCGTGTCCAGTGCGGTCGATATGTTTAATGAGTCGATTGATAACCTCGCTAGTCTCGATGATATGTCTCAAAAAACAGGCGCGACAGTGGAGAATCTGTCGCGCCTGCAAAAAGTTGCGGTCATGACGGGGACGGAGTTTTCGCTAGTCGATGGCTCTGTCACCAAGTTGGCAAAAAATATGGCCAACATCGATGGCAGCAGCAATAAGACGCAGCAGGCGCTCGATAAGCTCGGTGTGTCATCGCGTGATGCTGCTGGTGAATTGCGTGATCCCGCTGAGGTCTTGATCGATGTCGCTAAAGGGATGCAAAATTACGAAGATGGCGCAGGCAAAGTTGCTGTGGCGAACGATCTCTTTGGTAAGTCTGGCGCTGACCTGCTGCCCTATCTTAATGATGTCGTGGAGAATGTCGACAAGTTCACTGGGGTATCGGGCGAGGCTGCGAAAAAAGCTAGCGAGATGCAAGACCGCTTTGGTGAGCTCAAAGTGCGTGCAGATGAGCTAAAGACAGAGTTTTCGGTGTCATTTCTGCCTGTTATTAACGACATCACCAAAGCGATTGTCGATACTTATCAAGAATCAGGAAAATTGGAAGCAGCCTGGGTTGCGCTTGGGGGATTGGGTACATTCCTATTCACAGACGAATTTGATAGTGATAAGAAAAAACTCGCTGACCTCAATCAAACCTTGGAGGATTTAGTCACCGATCAGAAACTAAGAGAAGAATCGTTCGGTGTTAATGGCTCTCTCAAGCGCTTGCTATTCGGTGGCTACAGATC